ATCCTTAAATTCCACCAGACATGAAGCCCGCAAATATTATCCCCTTTTAGGGGTACAATGTGGTCAACATGATGGACCTTACCTGTTCTCTCAGAGACATTCTTACATGTCTTATAGATAGACCTTAACCTTTTCAGATGGGTCTCATCCACCCAAGGTGGCATAGCTTGAGCCTTTATTGCCCTTCTTCTGGCGGATTTTTCCATTGCGGCGTCTTTGTTATTCGAATAGTATACCTTGCTCTGCTTTCGATCATATTCCCTACGCTCGTCGAGGTTTTCCAATCTGTACTCTTTTTGCCACTCAAGCCTAGCTTCCCTGTTCTCTTGATAATGTTTACGATTGTACTCTTTACTGTAGGCTGAAATCTCTTCTTTGTGCTTAGCCTTATACTGATTAGAATACAGTTTTGTACAGACCTTGCACTTTACAGTCTTACCATCTTTTGAGGATTTGTCATTGTAAAAGTCCTCTAAGGGTAAGTTTACTTTACATGTGCAACAGGGCTTGAACGTCTTGCTTACCACTATGGACTCCTCTCTAGGAACTCCCTAATGCCTTTTATGTTCTCATCTATACGGGCCAACATGACAGCTTGGCTCTGTGCTACAACCTCTAGGTTCTGGGTTCTTACTTCCAACCTAGCTAGTTCGTTCTTGTTGTTAGCGACATCATTACTCAGTGTAGCCACGAACCAGATTAGTGCGACAGTCTGACACATGATTGCAAAGATAAATGTGATAGGGACACTTCTGTTTAGGTGCCAAGGTTCGTTGCTCATGGGTAAGTCTTTCGTGAGAGTTCGTGGTGAGGTGAATCCCAGCCCCAGTCATGCCCATGAGTAACGTCTATACCTAGTTCCTCAGCAGCTTGCTTCATAGCCTCTACGATGGGAATAAAGGCTTGCTTCTCCCAAGTGATAGGCCAAGGTGCAATATCTACAGCATGGCCCGTTAGGTGGCGGGAGTTCATAGTCTTAGAGGCACCCTTAGCTACCAACTCCTTCTGTCGTTCCTTACTGCGGACACCTTCGATTACAACGAAGTCAGACTTGGTAATCTGGATAGCCCTGTTAACGACAGCAACTAGGTCAGGGTGTACCCCCTCTAAGTTACTCAGGCTTCTCTTTCCTAATTGGTAAAACACAGTGCAGCTCCTTAGGTAACAGGTTTCTCAGGCCATTCTACGCTGTGTGGGAAGCCCTCTTGACTTGTGACGTCCCGAAGTGCCTGACGATAGGTAGCCCACTCAGCGGTCAGTGTGTTGTCGCTCAGAGCCATCCAGTCGGTGTCAGCAATCAGCTTGTCACGCTGTGAACGAACCTCTTTGCCTTTGGCAGTATCACGGTCTGCAATCTGCGCTGCGGTAAGTTCCACGACAGTTTTGGTCAGCACCCACTTACCGTCATTCAACACAGGCTGACTGCTGTGCTGCAAGCGGTGCGTCAGTGGATCGTATTCTGGTGCAGCCTCATAGCCCACAGGGAACATGCCGTATTCAGCCATCGTGGCTTCTGGAACATTCTTAGGGAAGCTGGTGTTTGGGTTTTCACGACGAAGATCACCGACCGTGTAAGGGTATTGGTCAATCTGGCCGTTTGTAGTTTTGACGAACATTGTAAGTCTCCTATCTGTTCGTGGTTATTGTGGGCCGAGAGTGTAGGAGTAAATGGCGGCGGTCTGAAGCCCAGAAATAAACATTTGCGTTCCATCAGGCTTAAAAAAAACGCCTGATGGGTCTATTTCTTGAAGCTCAACACTAAAAAGCTGTAAGAAAGACGCGGTAGAAATATCCCAAGCTGTGCTGAGATCGTATTCGTTTACATTATCGCTGCCAGATCCAACAACATACATCTTGAGTCCGTCATCCCTAAAAAAGACTCCTTCCGGCTCTGTATCCTGCGCACGGACACTAAATAGCTGTAGGAAGGAGGCAGTAGAAATATCCCAAGCTGTGCTTAGATCATATTCATTTACATCATCACCAAAATTCCCAACAATATACATCTTGGTTCCGTCGGGCTTAAAGAACAGGCCGTTCGGGCCTGTCTCCTGAGCGGCAACGCTGAAGTTTTGAAGGAACGATGCAGTAGAAATATCCCAAGCTGTGCTTAGATCATATTCATTTACCTCATCATCACTAGAGCCAACAATATACATCTTGGTTCCGTCGGGCTTAAAGAACAGGTCGTTCGGGCTTGCCTCTTGAGCGGCAACACTAAAGGTCTGAAGAAGGGATGCAGTAGAGATGCCCCAAGATGTGCTGAGATCGTATTCCCCAATGTCATCACCACTTCTCCCAACAATATACATTTTCAAACCGTCATCCCTAAAAAATACACCTGTTGGGTCTACATCTTGGGCAGAAACACTAACCCCGCCGATGGTGTATTGGTAGACGCGGTCGTTTACGTTTCCTACAATGTAGAGTACAGTGCCATCCGGTTTTATATACAATCCTTGTGGGTTGGTTTCTTGAGCAGCAACACTAAAGCTCTGAAGGAAAGATGCCGTAGAAATATCCCAAGCTGTGCTCAGGTCATACTCATTAACGTCATTCCCACTACCGCCAAGAATATACATCTTGGTTCCATCCGACCTGAAAGAAATTCCTTTCGGCGCTGTATCCTGCGCAGAGACACTAAATAGCTGTAGGAAGGAGGCAGTAGAAATATCCCAAGCTGTGCTTAGATCATATTCATTAACATCCTGACCAACATCGCCAACAACATACATTTTCAGTCCGTCGGGCTTGAAGAAAACGGCGGAGGGTGTTGCCTCTTGAGCAGCTACACTAAAGCCTTGCACATATGACGCAGACGAAATGTCCCAAGCAGTGCTTAAAGAATATTCATATACTGAGTCATTCTCATTTCCAGAAACATACATTCTCGTTCCGTCAGACTTGAAAAATAAGCCTAATGGAGAGGTGTCTTGACCGTTGACTGCAAACCGCTGCACGAATGTTTCAGAAGTAATATCCCAAGGCGTGCTTAGGTTATACTCATTAACGTCATCGCCAGTGGCACCAATAACATACATTTTAGTGCCGTCAGGTTTGAAAAATAAATCCGTAGGTGATACTTCTTCCGCAGCAACACTACGGTTTTTCCCAGAGTAAACTGCTTTTGATAAGTTCCAAGCAAAACCCTCAGGCGGGTCATAATAAGCAAACGACAAGTCCCAAGCGCCCTCAGGCTCCCCACCACCAGAACCAGCAGCAGCTTGGAGCATCTTTTTCTTAGTAGCCATTATTGCAGCTCCTTACGCTGGTGTTGCTAGAGCTTGACCCGCAATGAAACCATACCAGTTAGTCCCACCGTCACGAGTAGTAAAGACAAAGACATCAACCGCAGAGGCAGTGTCGGTCAGTGTTGGTGCAGTGCCGGAGGGCCAGTCAATAGTGGTGGGCCAAGTAACAGTGTAACCAGAGGCACCAGCATCCTGAATGATTTCAATGGACATGGTGTAACCAGTGCCTGTAGCTGGTGGGTTGCTGAAGGTAAACGTAGTGTTCTCAGTCAAGGTATGACTAAAGGTATTCCCAGCTTCACAGTTAACAGTAGTGGCATTACTTGTAGAAGTTACTGCGACATAAGTTTCGGCATACGACAAAGGAGTAATAGAACCGTCAGTGGAAATAATATCACCGAGAAGTCTTGCATTGCTCATAGTATTATCTCCTGATTATTCTGGCTTATTGGGCCAAGTGATGTCGTATGGGAAACCAACTTGACTTGTAACATCACGCAAAGCCTGACGATAGGTAGCCCATGCTGTAGCGTTAACAGGAGCATCAGCAATCTGGGTCCAGTCACTGTCAGACAGCAGTTGGTTGCGGGTATTACGGATGTCGTCTGCTTGCTGTGCTGCCCGCTGAGATACTTCCTCTGGCGTAGCATCGGTGATTACCCATGTCTGCTGCCATTGACCGTCTACAAGGGCTGGTTGGCCTTCTGTGAGGTTCTGTGTGTGATCTACGTTGGGCCTGTCAACCTTAGCAACAGGGTAAACACCCCAATCTGCTAACATCTCGTCAGATACACGCTTGGGAAAGCTAGTGTTTGGGTTGTCACGACGCAGGTTGCCGACCGTGTAGGGGTACTGGTTGATCTGGTCATTTGTAGTTTTGACGAACATTGTGTGTCTCCGATCTGTTCGTGGCTGTTTTAGATAAATTCAAGTTATACAGGGACTCTCCTGACGGCACGAACATAGCGAGACTGGTTCTTAGGGGCGTCGTTCTGAATGCCGTTAGTGAAGGTCTGGTACCAAGCGCGCTCGGCAGACCACTCTGAAGAAGACCAGTAGAAGCTTAAATTAACAAAGGCTTCTGTACCTCCCGTCATGAAAGCTGTTACGGAAGTTTGACTAGGTGTCCCAGAAGTATAAGCAGCACCTGTCGGGTTACTGTTGCGATTAACACCCATTGTGTCAGCCAACAGATCGTTCCCTTCTGGGTATGTAATAGAGGACTTTGCTCTATTTGACGTGTCGTTAGTTGAGGTAGTGGGTTTAAGGTTACGATAGCAAAGCTCTAGTTCATCTCTGGCAGGAAGATACCAATCAGAAAAGCCACCAATGGTTAGCCCCTCACAAAACTGTGCCGCTGGGTAGGTTGCAGAGTTCATAGAGGAGGATGCAGCAGGGCCGTTGTTTAGTGTCTGGGTGGCTGAAGGTGCGGCATCACTGCTAGTCTTAAATTGTTTACTTGAGCTTTCTCCTGAAGACTTAGGGGCGACAATAATAAAATATTCAGTCCCCCCCTCAACAATATTACCAGCATAGAAACCACCACCGTAGGGCTGTCCAATAACGGGCTCACCAGTATTAGCCGCAGCCTGCATCATAATTCGAGTGATACTCATGCCAGCGCCGCCCCAGCCAAGAAGCCATACCAAGTCGTGCCGCCATCATGGGTAATAAAGGCGTAAATGTTTACCTCATTGCTTGCAGGAGCATCAGGCGCTTCACCACCAGCCCAGTCAACCGAGGCAGGCCATGTGATCGTGCGGGCTGTGGCGTCTTGGACGACCTTGATCGTGAAGCCAAAGGCAGTTCCAGTAGCAGGTGGGTTAGAGAACGTGAAAGTCGTGTTCTCGGTCAGTGCGTGGGTAAAGACATTGCCTGCTTCACAGTTGACCGTGACAGCACCAGCAGTAGAGGTTACCGCTGCAAACGTCTCATTGTAGCTTGTGGCCTTGAACTCACCGGAAATATCTCCAGATGCCCCTGAGACAGCACCGGAGAAGGTTGCAGTTGTCCCTGCCAGAGCGCCCGTAAGGGTTCCACCAGAGAGGGGCAGTGTGTTAGCCACGACAAAAGTTGGGAAGCCAATGATACCTACTTCGTCACCTGCATCAGCACCACTTACTAGGGTAACTGTAGTGCCATCAGTGGCTGTGTAGTCTGTCGTGTCTGTGAGGATAACACCATTGAGAGTGACGACAACAGCACCAGCAGTATAAGAACCTGTAAAGACTGTTTGATCTTGTGTCGCTGTCACGTTAGTGATAGACAATAGTGCAGTCCCACCCACACCAATCAGTGTCCAGTTAGTTGGGTCAGATGCAGGGTCTGTCGTGCTTGTCTGGTTTACCTTGGAACGGTAGGTAAAGAATGTGCTAGGAGAGTAGACAACATTACCAGTAACGTATGCTGTACCCGAAACCCACAAGGTAGCATTAGCAGCAGCCTCAGCAGCAGTCTGTGCAGCAGAAGCATTAGTGGCACTTGTAGCAGCGTTAGATGCACTCGTAGCAGCCGCAGCAGCATCGACATCAACTTCAGCAGCTTTACCATCAATGTAAGTACCAGAGGCGTTAACCTCAGTCTGGAAAGTAGGCAATGCCCCCAAGAAAGCGTCAGCCTCATCAGCGAAGTTAGCTGGGTCTTGTCTGGAAGGAGGTGAAGGTAAGTTAGAAATCGGGGGGTATGCCATATTAGGTCAGTCCTTCTA